ATCTTCATCAGTCTCGTCATCGTCGTCTTCGGTTTCATCTTCATCAGGGTCTTCAAGTTCTAAATCGTCTTGATCGTCCTCTTCATCGTCTAGTTCATCCTCAGTTACTCCTGTCTCGTTGGAGTCTTCAGATGTTGCATCTTCTACTTCGACTTCCGATAGGGTTTCCCCGTCGTCCCATCTACCTAAGATAGCTTCTGCCGCTTCATCAATATCTAATGCTTGCGGCTCAGAGTTTACATTTTGCTCGTTGTTCATGGAGCAGTCTCCTCTTGGCTGTTGTCGCCGTTCTGCTGTTCTACAATGCTGTCACGCACTTGAACTCGCTGTTTTAAAGTATCAACCACGTCAACTAAGGCGCGATAGTGGCTGTAGGCATGTTCTCTTATGTCCTTGTCAGCTGGCTCAGTGTTTACAAACTTCTGAAACGACTTTTCGACAAGATCATTGATAACTGAATTGAAGGCGGTACTGCTTAAAACAGCACCAGCCTCATCTCCAGCCATCACAAGTTGCTCTTCTTGATTAGGCATGTGCTTTCCTTATTGTGTTGTGCTTATCCGTTAGGACTTGCGATTGCTCTGACATCATCAGCATTTCTTGCGATCTCTAGTTCCTCTAAGTTCACGAACTCTTTGTGTTCGAACTCAGTCTCGTTGAGGTCTTGCTTGTCAGATTGTAGGGCAAATGCTTGTTGAGCCTTCATAGTGTCTAGCTCATGTTTCATTTGCCTCATTTGTGCATCCATCTGCACCTTCATTTCAGCGACAGCTGTTTGTCGTTCTTGAAGTTGCATTTGTTGCTGTGCCATCTGCATTTGCAGTTCTGCATTTGGATCAGGTGGCGGTGGAGGTATCGTCGCTGGGTCTGTTAGATAATCAGCAACATTCTTGATACCTGATTTCTCTAGGACTGCACCTAGCATCTTGAACTTGTTCTCAGGAGAGTACATCTGTCCAAGGGTAGGGTCAGCTGAGAAAAGCTGATGGAACGACAAGTGCTTCTGCACCAGTTGCTCCTGATCGCCGTAGCCCAAGTGGAACTCAACTTGTACGTCACGTTTATCTGCCCATTGCGATGGGTCGATAGGGACATAACGTCCAGCTAACTCAACAATCTTCTCTTCAGACTCGTTCTCTACGACTAATGAATAGACCATATTGAATAGAGGCTTTAGGAAGTTGTTCGCAAAGTTACGCGCTATGATCTTCTGTCGCTGTTGGCTCATTGTAGCTAACTGCTCGACCATTGCCGCTGAGTTTTGTTTGCTTATAGCGTCTTTATTAAGACCTTGGGATAGGCGTGAGACACCAGAGGTATCTTCTTTATCCTCGTCTAACATCTGAATAGTTTGGAATACAAACGGGTTCAATGATGCTTGAGGCATAGGTGCAATTGCGTCTGGGCGTGATACGTTCACAATACCGCCAACGCGATTGTCTATTAGTTCCCTTGGGTTCGTTAGACCACCTTTAACCACTGTATAGCGTGGGTTGTTAGTGACCATAGCGTGATCAAGGATAGAACGGGTTAAGACTGTACGTGCATTCTGTATCCCTAGCAGTTTCTCAGCAAAGTTATTGCCGTGGAAAGCATGGGGGATAGGTAGTGGCACGAATGCCACGAATGGGCGTCTGCTTACTATTTGTTTCTCTAGTAAAGTATTTGCCGCCTTCACAACCCTGTAGAGTTCAGCAACACCAGTTGCTTCTACATCTAGCTCAATGAAAGCCTCAATAACAGTTACCTGACGTGTTTGACGCTGGTATCCTTTTGCATTGAAGCCTCGATCTGAACCGATGTCGTCAAAGCGAGATAGTATCTCAGGGTCATTGTCAAAGTCTGTGTCTTCATTGTCAGCAATTTTAGAAACTAAGTCTTCATCATAACCCATCTCAATAAGTTCAGATATTGATTTCTTGGTGCGGTGTGCACAGAAACTAACGTCATCTAAAGACTTTGCCTGTGGTTCAATTAAGAACTCTTCTGGAGCAATAGCCTCTACCTTAACTTGTGAAGTGTCACGGGTTACACGCAGTTCACCAGAGAACATTCCAAATTCGTCTTCAGAAATCTCTTCGATCTCGACATTCTCTTCTGCAAGTAGAACATCCAGTTCTTCCTCAGTAAGACCTTCGACATACTCCAGTGAACTTTCGTCCTGTGTCGCCCAGTATACTTTAGCTACACCAGCACGGGCTATGAGCCCATCATGGATGACTGTCTGCATAGTTTCGAACAGGTTGTTTTGGCGATGTAGAACGTAGTCGGTATACTCAGTGCAAACCTCTGCCATAGGCACATCATCAGCGTTCTGGGGTGAGAACCTGAGTGTCTTATTGCCTGTACTGAATGTTTCTAACAAAGACGCCTTCATGCTTTCTACAGCATCGTAAACGTCTTGGCTTACATACTTACTATTTCCATCATGCGCTGGGCGTGGGAGTTTAGCCGAGTAATAATCCATTACCTGTCTGCGTTCCTTTGACAACTCAGAATCGTAGTAGCCAATTGAACGTCTTAGGTTAGTGTCAACAATTGATACGACCTGATCATCGTCGAGTTTCTTATAATCTTTTTTTGATTTCATGTCTAAACCATCTCAATATAGTAATCATCAACCGCATTAATGGGTTCCCAAGCACCCTCATGGATATGATTGGCTAGGGCTAAACTCATTACGCAGTCATCAAAGCATCCTGACTCTGCTTCCATCCCACCGCTTTGTGTGACGATGTATGTTAGCATTTCCCGAATAGTGACTTTATCGTTTAGTTCGATCTTTCCCTCTCGAACTGAGGCTCTGAGTTCATCAATGATCAGAGGTTTTGTCTTGGATGTAGTAGTGAAGCCTAACTTGACTGTCTCTTTGTCGGTTAGCTTGTCTACCTGTATTTCTGTGTAGAAGTTAGGGTAGGCCATGTCTTTCCCAAGACGAGTACATGTTAGAATACCATGACTGTTGTTCTCTACGATTATGTAGGCAAAGTTAAAGAACTCTCCCAGCTTGTAGAGGACATTAGCAAAGTAGTCTGGATGAACTTGGGCACGATAGGTTGCCACCTGTCGTTTCTTGCTGTCGAGAACTTGGGCAACCGACCAGTCACCACCTCTGACACCCATAGCAACGTCTGCTCCTATGGTGTACTTCTCGCCATCATCTAGTTTGCGATAGGTTGTCAATTCTCCACGCATGTTCTCAAGCCAGTCTTCACCTTCCAGTGCTAGACGTGCTTCGATGTCTCTAGCTGACTTCAAGTCATCTTGTAGTGTCTCTGGATTAAACACAGGACGCCCAGTGGTTAAGAAAGCCTCTTCTGGCTCCGCAGGGTACTCCTGTCGGAACAAGTCGATGCCGTTCTGTGCAATCTTACGCCTACGGAACATCAGCTGTTCGTTGTCTAACTCATATTTCTTAGATAAGTCCTCTTCCTCTGGAGTTATCTCAAAGTTCTCAGGGACAGGCTCACGATACTCTGGGTCAGCAAACCAAGGAATGAATACAGGTACATAGCCGTTAGAGCCATCTACTGCACCTTTCCATAGGTCATAGAATATCCCAGAGACACCATTAGCTGTGCTCTCAACGAATACAGCTGTCCCTTTTTTATTAGGTACGGCTTGCGTCATACCATTCCAGTTTTCAAGTGCTGTGGATTTCTGCCAGAAGGCAAGTTCTGAGGCGTGAACATGTGTCAGTGTTTCACCACGTCCAATGCTCTCACCACCAGCTGTTGCAACCACATAAGAACTATCAAGAACATCAAAGGTCAACTCACGTCGAGATGAATACTTTGTGTGTGGCTTGAGTAGCTCTGGGCAGTTCTCATGATACCTTTTGGTCATGTCGAACAGTGCCCGTGTACTGTCAGAATGGTGTGTGACCACCATTGCTTTACAGGCTTTGCGTTGCGAAACATTAAAGTAAAGATAGCCGCCTACATAAGTCGATAAACCTTGCTGTCTGGCCTTCAAGATTATAATGCGAACCTTTCCCTCACTAGCCATTTGCTTCTCCACAGCTTCCTGTAAGATAACTTGTGCTGGCTTTAGTTTTAGGGGTTTGATGTCACCATCTTTGGTTCTGATCTTGAGTGCTGACTTTGAGTAGAAGTCAAATTCGTCATATAGTTTACGGCGTATTTCTTTAAGTTTCGGTTCCATCATCAGTTTGCTCTTCCTCAGTCTCGCTTGTTAAAAGCGACTCCAAGAAGGCTTCTGCTTTGCCAATGGTAACTTCGCTTTTTGCAACGGGTTTTGTCTTAGTAAAGTCTAAGACCATTCTTGCGGCTGTTAGTTTGTCTCGGTTCTGCGCTGGTTCGCGCATGATCTCGACAGCAGTTTTAAGTGCTTCAACAGCGTATTCGTCATCAATTTCATTATCTTTAGCCATGATAGCTACAATCCTCTCGGCGTCTTTTTTTGCTTGTTTTCGGATGGGAGTGATGGCTTCTAACGTGTAGCCATCTGGAGTGCCTGTCGGCCTTCCTCCATTCTTACGTTTTTTGGTTGACCACTGTTTTCTTAGTGCTCTTCCCTCTTCCGTTTGCATTAGTGTCGTGAAGTAGTTGTTTGCTTTTGGAACCGCCTTTTTTGGATACTTCAGTTCCTTTTTTGGCGACTTCTTTCGTGGGTTCTTTGGTGCTCCCATTAGCCTCTCCTAGTCTTTTTAAAATTATTGCGTGGGTGTTTGGGCACTGCCTACAGAACACTATGTCGATGAAGGAATGCTTCATCTCTTCCAGTATCTGTGCTTTCTCATCTTTAGTTAAAGACGATGCCTTAATTTTATCTATCGCATCTAGGTATGGCATTAGGTCATACGCTGTTTTTACAATCATTTTGCTTCCTTGAAATAATAAAGCCCCATCTCTGGGGCTGTATGTTGTTATATTGTTAAGATACCATCTTCAGGACTGAGTATTCCTTCAGTCTGCTCTTCATCCTCGCCAGCACTCATCCCAGCCATTGCTAAGACTGTGGCTAATACCATTGCAAACGGGTTCGAGTAGAACTGTATCTGTTTGTTACCAGCCTTCCTAAATTCCTCTTGGATTAGTTTAGCTGTCTCAGGCATTACTTCATGTGCAAGTTTGGGGTCGTACATATAGACCCACACTGGATCAACAGTGGCCTCATGAAAGTTCATTGTGTACTTTCGGTGTTTTTGAATGGACTTTTCAGTGTAGCCCTCTCTTGCCATTCGCGCAAAGTCCCGCACGTCCCTGCTTTCAGATGGGTTTTCCTTATCATAGACTTTAATGTTAAATTGTAAGTTGTTTATTTCTTTAACAATTGGACTGTCTTTTGATAGTTGAGCATTTGACAGAAGAGGCACGATAGCAGACTCTACAAATGACCCAGACTTGTACCTGTTCTTTTGGCCTGTGACGTGGTTTTTAGCGTGTTTATCAGGAGTATACACATTAGTGCCTTCACCAGAAATATTACCTACAGTGACACCATGTGCAATTTCATGGATTAAAGTAGTGGTTGCGCCAACTTTACTGCGCTTTTCACCCATTATTGTTCCAAACGGCCTTATTGTCCAAATTGTACCGCCAGCACCTTTTTGTTGGTCATATTGACTGAACAACCCACGAGTACCTAAACTGGTTGTACCAGTATGGCCTTGGGCTTTTTTGCCTTTAGCCATTGCCGCATTACTACTGTATGTGTGTACTATTTGCCCAAGGATAGATGCGACTTCTAAAGCCTGTTCCCAGTCTTGAATGCCGTTTTCGTATTTTGAACCCTTTTTACCTATCTCTATGAGAGCCTTGGCGCGTGGTAGTTCTTTCTCTACCGCCTTAACTTTTGGTACTTCAACAGGTGGTGTTACTGGTTCGGGTGTTCCCAGAACCCCTCCTTGTCCTCCGCCATTTCCCACTTTGGGTTCTTGCGTAACTCCTCCAGTAGTCGTTGTTGGAGCTGGGGGGACATTGGGTTTTGGTTCCAAGACAGGAGGTGTCGGTGATACCGCTGTAGGTGGTGATCCTGTTGTTCCAGTTGGCTCATTTGGATTAGTTACTCCTGTGTTTACAGCCGCCTGTTGCGAAACGACACGGGTATGATACGGCATTAGATACTTATCTGCAAGGTTCTCGTTAGATAGGTTCTTTCTTGCGCGATCTATAATAGCCTGTGAGGCTGTTCGGGGGTCTTTACCTAAACTTAACTGGTATTCGCCCAAAGAGTTTTTAAGTATCAACCTGTCTTTATCTGTGATGCCATAACTTTCATCTAGTTTATCCATTAAGTCCTGAAGAAACTTCCTGTTGTCATCAATACCCTGTTGAACCTCTGGACTGCGCTGTGGCGGTGCAGGGGTCGCATTTGTTGGCGTTGGGTTAGTTGGGACAATCTTAGAATAGTTAAAACCATTCCGTATCGCGCCAATAGCTAAATGAAGTGTATTGTCGCCTTTTGGCATTGCACCTTGCTTATTGAACCCATCATACCTTCTAAGGGCTTTCTTTACCCACTTAGGCGTGTTTGCGTCTTTCAATTTAGCATCAATAACTCTTTGTATTTCAGCATCTATATCTTTGACAGACATACCTTCGAGACTACCTTCTTGAGCAAGTGCGTTGTGCACTGTTCCTCTAGGGTCAGCCTTTTGGTTTAGATTTGGGTCGCCGTAGTTAGGAGCATATCCCTCATTAAACTTCACGATATTCATTTCAGCTGACTGTTTAGCTCTTTCAGCTTTTGCGGCGTCCCTCTTAGCATTATTTGCCGCTATTTGAGCGTCTTTAGCTTTCTTTTCTTGCTGTGCTTTATTTAAAGGTAGGTCTGTGCCTGTTGGTTTGGATAGACCGACTTTCTTAGCGTTCTTGTTCACAAAGCGATTAACTTTAGACCTACGGCCTGTGACTGCATCAATTGCACGTCCGCCAGCCGCTAGTCCTAGAGTAGCACCTCCAGAATAGAAAGCAGATGAACCACTGAAAGCACCAGCTATAGTGCTACCACCGATACCATAAGCCCTGCCAACATTCTGGAAGGGGTTAAAGGCATCAGTAAACTGTGAGATACCGCCTTTTAGTCCAGATGCGTACACTTCTGTAAGTGCATTAGACTTATAGAGCCCATTTATCATCTTTTGACCAAGTTCTGTTGATCCAGCTATGTCTTTGACAAACTTTATCTCTTGGGTCGTAACACCACTTCCGACTTTCTGGTTAGAAGCCTTTACGATGTTATTGAACCTCTCAAGGGTCTCAGGGTCTAGGTCTTTTACAATCTGTTTTCTTATTTGGTCAGCCGATGACTTCACTTCGCTGTGTATTTTCCTACGAACAGCATTCATTGTCTCATCAGCACCCTTCAGAGATGACGGGTTGATGTCTTTGAGATTAAATCCGCTACCATCAGCGGTTTCTCTAAGCATTCTGGCTACATCGCCAGCCGCTTCATCTATCTCTGGTGCAAGTTCATTACGTGGCTTCAGAATAACCTGACCAGCTTTATCAACTGCGGTGAGGGCTGTGTTAGAAGCCGTACCAATTGTAGAGCCGATTAAACCAGCGTCACCCATGCGGTTGAAGACTTCATCAGTAACATACTCACCACCTTTTATAGCGGTGTTACCCATGATTACAGCTTCTTGACCAGCTTCCTGTAGTCCTTCTTTAAGAACTTTTACAGTGTAACCACCACCTTTAAGTGGCAGTAGTTCTATAAGGCCAGAAGCTACAGCTGTGCCCAAGTCTTGCATGGTTGCAGTCTCGTCCACGCCTTTTTCAGCGTTTTCTTCACGAGTTTCGCCTAGGGCACTCAATGTACCATAGACTGTACCACCGATAGCTATAGTTGTACCTACAATAGGTGCAGAACTTACAGCCATAGCCCCACCGATAGATGCGGCTGTACCAGCTACAACCTGTGGTGCGGCTTCCGCAGTTCCGTAGAGTAGAGATTTACCAGCATTCTTAAAGTCGCCTTCGCGAATGTTCTTAACGATGCCATCAGCACCTTCTGGACGCTGGTAGTTCGCTTCCGCAATCTCTTGTTCATTGCGTTCAGCCATTTCTTGACCATAGTTTTCTGCCTTCTCTATTCCTGTGAGTTCACCAAAACTTTGGAGACCTTTACCAATAAGTTTACCAGCATTGTCCTTACCATAAGTCCAAGCACCACTATAGGATGTGTCAGCCTCATTAGTTTTAGTGACTTGAGCCTCTAATGCCTGACCGCGAGCAATTAGACTTTTTGCTGATTTAACATCACCAGCATTATAAGCCTTCTTTGCCGCTTTCTTGTAGTCTTCTACAGTATAATCAGCCATTGTTACCTCTAACTGTTAAGATATTTCATTTCATCATCTGTGTATTCACTGTCGTTTGATCCAGATGGTTTTTGGCTACCATCACCTTTGCCGTGAACAATTTCGTTATAGACTTTCTGAACTTGTTTAAGGTTCGCCATGAACTGCTCTTTGCTTTGTGATTGGTTCAAGTTTCCTAATGATGATTTCAATAGGTCAAGTTCTATATTAGATACCTGTCCTAAAGCACCGCCAGTTGGGGACGCATCACGCATTGCTTGTAGCCTGTCGAAACCAACAGCCGCCTCGATTGTCTTAATGTTCTGTAAGACATCGTTTGCCGCTGAAGCTGGGACTGTCTTCATCAAGTTTCCAATG